ATGGGATCCCTTATGGGATCTCATGGATGAATTAGAGATAGTTGTATGGAAAGTATTTCAAGCGTCCAGTTAGGAGCTGGAGGTGGTATATAGGAATGGATTACTTAGACATAGAATTGTCTCTGTAATAGGTCTTATGTACGATTCTCCCCTTTCGGGTATGGTTGTTAACATTTTGATATTCTTTTACTTCGTTAGCCGCGATAAGGCTACCCTAGTGGTCCCCCATACAGGGACCCTAAAAATATATGTGTGAATTGCTCTCCGTGAAAGGAGATACTGATCATGTAATAGGTGCTTTAAGCACTGAAGCTGCAAGAACTACAGCGTAATCAACGCGAACCCCGCTTGCTCAGCGGGAAATAAATAGAGCATTTTTGGTAATCTTCTTACCTCTGAATATAGAAAAAGAAGACGTCGTTCGAAGCCGGAACGTAATCCGGATTTTACATTACAGTACCTTCGCGTAGGTGCAGTAACAAATAGTTGGTGGAGCCAACCGTCTAGATATAGTGATCTAGGACACACTACCACTTTTTAATTTTACATTATAAAGAACACACGAACTCACCTCTTGGCGGGCTACGTAACGTAGTTTTGAGGTTCTCTTATAGGTATACTTATCCTGTTAGAGAGTGCGATGTACGGCATGGAGCAGTAATATACTTTTATAGTATTCAGACTGTGTTCGTTACTTATATTTGTAATAAATATTGATTAGTGGTCAGCTCTTTCATCTTATCCCAAGGCTTTATTCGACCTTGGGTGTTTGTTAGAGTGTGTGGCTTGTTAGACTGAAGCAAAGGCTTGAGCTTCGACTTTTCGAGCAAAGAATTAGAATAGATCTGGCGCCGTTGGGCTTAACTAGCCCCTCGGCATCAAATAGCATGAAATTACTAACGCCTTTTCAAAAGTACTAGACCCTCTTTCCTTTGAAGGAGGAACTTACGATTTGTACTCTCCCCAATCTTTTAATTTGTGGTCAAGATGGCAATTTATTAGCAAATACTTGGCACGGGAACTTTCTAAAGAAGTTCTTTCCAAAATTGAAGGATTGGTGGCTTTGTTTTTGGCACTCAGTGAGGTTCAGACGGAGAAAGGTTTCTTGTCTGTGTTAATACTTTATGTAAAAACACATTGTGACGAGTCTCTTATTAAATTCGTGACTGAACAGGTTGCAGTCCTGTTTAAGGGCTATACGGCACAGAGTTCTGGCCGTCCAAAGTGGTTGGATGATATGAAGAGTTTGCTAGTAGATTGGAAGTTATTGGTTAATTCACCATCTTTTTCGAAGATTTCAAGAGTCTTGACAATTTTGGCTACCTTAGGTGCCATAGATGCCAAGAAAGTATGCTTGGGAAATTTCGAATTGTTTGCTGTTGAAGCAGAAAAGAAACATGTTACTGCATTTGATTGTATCGATGCATTAGTAGAAACTATTGTTTATTTTGCTGAAGGAGCATATCAATGTTTTCTTAAAGGGTCTGTTAAGCCCCTACTATTTTCAAGTTCTGAAGTTGTTAAACTTGAGGAGAAATATATTGAGAAGATGGGAGAATGGGAATTCGTTCGAAGCGGAAACTTAGAAAAGTTTACAAAGAAAACGGAATCTCAATTCGATAAGGAATTGAATGAATTAATTGAATCATTACAACAACTTTATAAGACAATGCCACCTGGTGCTGAAAAGAAAATTGTTCAGCAAAAGTGGGAAAAATTGTCTCTTGTTAAGAATGATTTTGTTGCGACGCGTGTATGTGGTGGACTTAGGAAGTCACCATATTGTGTTAAGATTTATGGAGATTCTGGAGTTGGAAAATCAACACTTGCAGATTTGACTATGGCTACGGTATTGAAGGCTATGAATTTACCCGCCACTTCTGATTATATAATCACCTTGAATGAGACTGATAAATACATGTCTAGTATGCGTAGTTATATTACAGGTATCAAGATGGATGATTATGGTAATACCAAATCTGATTTTTGGGAAACATCTCCCTCACAATGGATAATTACTATTTGTAATAATATCCGTTCTTATGCTGTGATGGCAGATATTGCCAATAAGGGCAAGGTTTCGATCGAACCTGGCAGTCTAGTTATCACAACAAATGTAGAAGATTTACATGCTGAATTATGTTCATTTAACTCTATGTCTATTATTCGTAGAGCGCATTTGCACGTCAAAGTGGATGTGCTGGATGAATTTAAGACTAATAACATGTTAGATTCTGACAAAGTGATGGAGAAATTTGGTTCTCTTGATAAAATTAATGATATTTGGAAAATTACAATCAGAAAGCCCCTTGCAAAAGAAAATGATGCACAATCATTTCAAGCATTTATTGACGAAGCAGAAATGAATATTTATGATTTTTTGGATCTTGTTGCAGCAAGGGCGCGTAAACATAACGAGACACAAAGTGAAATAGTGTCTTCGTTTAAAGATCCTTCCTCTATGGTGGACCTATGCCAACGTTGTGGTAAGTGCATGCAAAATTGTGCATGTCTTGACTACAGTATTTCTGATTCAGACAGTGAAAATGATGAAGAATTATCCCCACAGTTTGGTGAACGTCTTGCTTATCAAATTAAGCAGAAATTGCCTACTCCTATGGATTGCAAACTCAAGAAATTGGAAATTGAAAATTCATTGGAAGATATGGCTATTGATCTGTTGATGGAGAAGACTAAAGCCTTACTGAAAACCCAGTATGTGTGCTGGGAATCTTGGATACCTTCTGAATGGATGGATTATGATATGGTTAAGAAGACCATTGTTTGGTACGGTAGAGACTGGATAGAGAATGAATTGACTTTATACAGAAATAGATATGCATTTACAACGGTTTTGTTGATGTATTGCATGTTTCGTGTATTTGGTCTTGTTCCTGCGTTATCCTTCGGTCTCTGTTGCTGGTTGTACTTCTCTATTTGCTATGCAGCTGTCAAAATTGCAAAGACAAATGCGTATTTAGATGAAGTGACCAAGCGTAGAGGAACCTTGTCCGCTGCTTTTGTATCGGCTCGAGATAATCATGTTAAGTACGCTTGTGGTATATTTGCTGGATTATCAGTACTTTATGGTGCTGTCCAGTTATATAAAGCTCTTAAGGATACTTTCAGTATTCAAGGAAAACTAAACCCCAAGTGTGTTGCTGATATTCAAGAGCGAGATGCCGAGGTAAGTCCGTGGGCCAACACCACGTGGACTCCTCCCACTTCTGAAAAGATTTTCAGCCATATTTCTGAGGCTGGTAATGCATTGAAGAAGTGTATGGGAGAAATTATCGTTGGAAGCAGTTTTAGTGGAGCTATAATTCTTGAGACTCATATTGTTATGGTCCCAGGACACATTATACCATCGGAGACGGGTATGTGTACCGTGAATTTGAATGGTAGTAAGCTCCGATTTGTATTAAACCCAGATATGGTGTATCACATTCCAAACAAAGATTTGGCTTTGGTATACGTACCTAATTGCGCACCTGCAAAGAGACTTTATCAATTTGTTGCTGAAGAAGATTTGAAGATGCCTATTAGTTGTACTATGTTTGGGTTAAACAAAGAAAGAAACGACTGGTTTTCTGCTAAATTATTTTGGCAATATGCGTCTGCTATTAGTAATGGACGTTGTGCTATGTCAGGTTCTTATTATGATTTGTCCATACCCACTTTTGATGGTATGTGTATGTCGCCAATTGTGACGAACTCAAATGTAAAAATAGTAGGGTTCCATATTGGTGGTATTACGGGTACTGAGAAGGGATGTGGTGTGTCAGTCACAAAGGAGTGCCTGGAAATAGCTGCTACAAAATTGTTAGCCTTAAATAAAAGTTTTATTAAGGGTGCAGAAATTACACCAGTACCCGATACTATTTGCAATAAAAACATTGCGATATCGGAGGAAGTTAGAAAACATTGTCCCAGTAAGTTTATAACTGGGGACTGTGATATTGAAGTATTCGGTTCTGTAACGGGACAATCTTCATATAGATCTAGTGTTATTACTACCCCCATATCCGATGTTGTAGCTGAAGTGTGTGGTGTACCAAATCAATGGGGCCCTCCACAATTTACTACGGATGTTGTGAATAGCAAAGGTGATACGGTTAAGGCCAGGTGGAAGCCTTGGTACGCCTCTTTGGAGGTTTGTTCTAAGCCTTGTACAGGTTTTGACCCAGTTGCTGTAGAAAAAGCAATGGATGATTATATGGTTGATTTAAAGGATAAATTTGATGAACAAAAGGAATTGTGGATCAAAGATATGCGACCCTTGACCAATGTCGAAATTGTTTCTGGTATTGATGGAAAGAGATTTATCGATTCTATGCCTACTAGTACCAGTATGGGGTATCCCATTGGTGGACCGAAACACCGTTTTATAGAAGATTTGCCTTCAACAGAAAACAATATGTGTCCAAGAACTTTTACTAAGGAAGTTTGGGACTTGTATGATGATCTGGTAGAACGTGCTGATCGTGGTGAAACGTTACATCAAATATTTGGAGCCTCTTTGAAAGACGAACCAACTAAAGTGACTAAAGATAAGGTGCGTGTATTTCAAGCAGCACCCATTACACTTCAGATTGGTATTCGTAAATATTTCTTGCCTATTGCTAGATTTCTATCTACCAATCCTCTGGTATCGGAATGTGCAGTTGGCATTAATAGTCATGGTCCTGAATGGGACGAATTATCACGTCACATGGCGAAGTTTGGTGATGATAGAATCGTTGCTGGAGATTATTCCAAATACGATTTGAGAATGCCTGCTCAATTGACATTGGCAGCATTTGAAATCATGATAACTATTGCTCAATGGTCGGGTAATTATACGTCAGTCGATATCAATCGCATGAGAATTCTGGCACATGAGGTTTGCACACCTCTAGTTGCATATGATGGAACTCTTATGAGGTTTATTGGAACTAACCCGTCTGGACAAAATATGACTGTGTATGCTAATAGTGTGGTGAATTCGATGTTTCATCGCCTAGCTTTTTTCCATTGTTATAATGATAAGGAGTTGGCTGAAATAGGTCAAACGTTAGCATTAAACAGGCCTGCTCGATTTAGAGATTTGGTAGCAGTTTCCACCTATGGGGATGATGCTAAGGGAAGTGTAAGGCGTGGATATGATAAGTTTAATCACATTTCTATGGCAGACTATTTAAAAGAAAATGACATGATTTTTACCATGCCAGATAAAGAGTCAGAACCGGTTGCTTTTATGCACAGAAACGATGCTGACTTTTTAAAAAGAAAAGATCGTTTTGATGAAGACTTAGGAGTTTATGTCGGAATGTTAGATGAAATGAGTATTTTCAAGTCTCTGCATTCTATTCTTAAGTCAAAGGCAGTAACGCCAGAAGATGTATGTGGTTACAATATAGAAAGTGGACTTCGTGAATGGTTTTACCATGGCAGGGAAGTATATGAACTAAGGAGGAACCAAATGAAGGAAATTGTTGAAAGAACAGGAGTATATGTTCGGGATTTGGACAAGACCTTCGATGATCGCATCGAAGACTGGAAAGACAAATATGGTTCTAAAACATAATTTGTCAAAAGCCTGACCGTCAAGTCGTTAAACTGTCCGGATGCGGAATTATCTGTAGTCGAAACTCTAAGGAGGAACCAAAAATATTCTGTATATATTGATTACGATGTGTTATATGTGTTGACAACTACATATATATTATAGCGCTTGTATACTGCTGGTTGCCGTAGTGGCAAGGAGTTTTTACTCCTGGAGAAGGACCACTCCAAAGAAGTGTTGTGATAGGCAAGTGCTCTGAGGCGAGCACTTGACCCGTATACATAGTGCCTTACTAATTTTTATAATTTTTATAATACTGAAGTTGACAGTATAAACAACTTATACATATTATATACACCTCAATCGGGTACGGTTGGGGTAACAGATAGTGTAGCCCCTAATGTGAGGAGTGAAACTATCACAAATTTTGAAGTGCAGAATGCAGGAGAAATGGTGGAAATTCAGAATTCCGTGGATACTACAATGGATATTAGTACCACAAGTCAAGCGGATATTGTAGGATTTTTGAGTAGGCCAGTGAGACTTACAACTGTTCCTTGGACTGTAACAAGTCATGTATTTGCAAGCTTCAATCCTTGGTCAGATTGGCTTTCCGATAAGCATGTCAAGGAGAAGCTTTCAAATTACGAGTTGTTACGATGTAATTTGCACATTAAAGCCGTGATTTCAGGAACAGGTTTTCATTATGGCCGTGCTATTGTTTCGTATGATCCTTATTCAGGTTTCAATGATTTGGCAGTAGCTCGTGCTTTTTTGGATGCGGACATATGTTTGGCTTCTCAGAAACCGTGTTTGTATTTGAATCCTTCCACAAATGAAGGAGGGGAGATGATCCTACCCTATTTCTATCATAAAAATTATATTTCTATGACAGATTTAGATTTGGATTATATGGGCAAACTATATATTAAGTCTATTAATACCCTCAAACATGCCAATGGAGGAAACGATCCTGTAAATATCACAATATATGCTTGGGCTGAAGATGTTACATTGACCATGCCAACCTCTGCTTATTCACCACAGAGTGGTAAATTGAATAGTGGAGATGAATATGGAATGGGTATAATTTCAGCACCAGCATCAGCTGTAGCAGCAGCGGCAGGTAGATTAACCAACGCACCAATAGTTGGGCCGTATGCGCGTGCTACGCAAATGTGTGCTTCAGCGATAGGGGAGGTTGCCAAGTTGTTTGGTTATAGTAGACCCCCTATAGTATCTAATATTATGCTAAATAAACCACGTATATGTGGTAATTTGGCTAATACAGATGTTTCTGAAGCAGTGCAAAAGTTAACTCTTGATACAAAACAGGAGTTAACAATAGATTCTCGGACAGTTGGTTTGGATGGAGCAGATCAAATGACTCTTAAGTCTATATTTACGAGGGAAGCATATTTAACACAATTTGATATGACTCCCTCGCAGACACCGGACACCGTACTTTTTAGTACGCGAGTGTGTCCTAGTTTGTTTAAGACTTTTGATGATGAAATACACCCTACACCTATGTCCTTTGTCGCTAATATGTTTGAAAAGTGGCAGGGGACAATTAAGTTTCGCTTTCAAATTGCAAAATCGCAATTTCATAAAGGGAAGCTTTTAGTAAGGTGGGATCCTAGAGCACATGGAGCAGTGGCTTATAACACAGCATATTCACGTGTTATAGATATAGCTGCACAGGACGAGTTTGAGATAGAGATTGGATATGGACAAGCTTTACCATTTTTAAACACGGTAGGTTTGTCGACAACACATCCTGTATTATGGAGTACAAGTGCGTCATTAACAGCTGATACTACTACTTCATTTAACGGTGTGTTGGAAGTAAATGTTTTGAACCCACTGGTATCACCTAGTTCTGATTCCCAAATATCATTTAATGTATTTGTTTCAGCGGGGGAAGACATGAAATTTGGAGGTCCAACAGACTTGTATTTTTCCAATACAAGTTATTTCCCATCCAAGGAGCCACCAGCATCTCGTTTTACACCACAATCAGGTGAGATGGGTGCTTCTAATTCTATGATAGTGGCTGAGGACATCAATGTGGATAGTGATAAAACCACGATTGAGGCCATTGTACCAGGGGGGAAGGAGGTTGACCACCAATTTGAGGTGTTTTTTGGAGAAGCACCTACTTCGTTGCGTGAATTGCTACGTAGGTACGCATTTAGCCAAGCTATATGTTTACCGCATACAGCAGCGAGTAGAATGGAGTATATAACGTTAATACGTAAAGTACTACCAAAATTTAGGGGATGGGATCCCAATGGTGCGGATGCATATCAGACAGTACCATGTACATACTCCAATACAACACTTCTCAATTATATTATGCCTTGCTATGCTGGATGGCGAGGTGGTGTTAGAAACAAATGGGTGTTCGAGAACAAGGATAGGCGTTTTAGTCGAAATCCGCTTATGTTAAGAATGCCGTTCCAGCAAGACAAGCTCGTGTCTGTTGACTCAGTTAACGATTCTGCTACAATGCAGAGTTTTCTGAGTAACATGTGGGGCGGTGGAACTTTCAATGGCGCAATGCTCAATGATTTAGAGCAAGGCAATGCCTATGAATTGGAAATTCCATATTATGCGGCTACCAGGATGAGTCCATGTAGAATGATTGGTGCTGATTTCGTCAATGGTTGTGATTCTGTAGGTTATCGTGATTTTTCACGTAACTCTTCAGGAGACAATGACTCAAATAGACAAATCATTTCTATTTACACATCTGTTGGAGAGGATTTTACACTCTTCTTTTTCACTGGTTGTCCCATTATTTATGACTACGCTATGCCGGTTTCCGCCGATTAGTAGTTCCCTTATAAGGGGTGGTTTATGTCTTTCCACGCAAAAAAGCGAAATATTTTTAGCCACTGGTGTGCCCCGGTGGGCGGTCCAAAGAAATTGGGTCGTTGTCAGGAGATTCGTCTCAGCAATTTTAGTAGTTTAACTGTAAGTTTTTCATTGTTGAGATCTGATCTTGACAGGAGTTTTTATTATGGTTACAATTTCTAAAAGCGCACTGACACATGTATATAAGGCTGCGAAAGTTTACTATTCTTTTGCGTAGGACCTTCTATACTTTCTGTTGGTTACTCTCGCAAA